AAACATTAAGAATTGCAAACGCAGCAGCAATAGGTGTACTTGGTGCAGTTCAAGTGGCAACGGTAGCAGCGCAAAAGTTCCAAGATGGTGGACTTATTCAAGGTGCAAGTCATTCACAAGGTGGAGTTCCGTTTAGTGTCGCTGGTCGTGGTGGATTTGAAGCAGAGGGTGGCGAGTATATCGTAAAGAAAAGCACAGTAGATAGCTACGGCGTGGATTTTATGAACGCTTTGAATAATATGCGTATCCCGAAGATGTTTGCTGAGGGCGGATATATAGCACCTACTCCAACGGGAACGATAAGCGACCAAGTAAGCAGAGGAGTAAGCGAGTTAGTTAGTGCAAACGAAAATAGACAAATGCAAGTAATTAACGTAGAGCAAGATTTTACTAAACTACAAACAAAAGTATTAAATGTTGAACAAGCAAGAACATATTAACGAAGCGTTAGGTTTAGCCGATAAGGGGTTATATCACAAAGACAGAATTAAAGAAGTAATAAAGGCAGATTTTTATAATCAAAATACTGGCAGAATTAGCGTTATGGAGTTAAGGAATAAGCTATCTCGAAAGTATGGCGTATCGCTGCAAACTATTTACAACATCACTAATAGATAATTTACAAAAATTATAATTATAACGTAGTAAATTTACGAGATATGAAAGTAACACCCTTTTTAAACATAAAGAAAACCGATAATGTCGCAGATATTGAGATATTTGGCGACATAGGGTATAACGTTTGGGCGGATACATACGAGGAGTATAAAGCCAATACAAGCGAACAGAAAGCAGAGGAGATAAAAGCCTTGCAGAATTTAGGTGTTGATGTAATTAATGTAACTTTAGAGAGTTTAGGCGGAGATGTTAGCCACGCTTTAGCTATTTATTCCCTATTAAGAAATAGCGGTGCAACGATTAACACTTATTATCGTGGTGTAAACGCATCTGCCTCTACTATTATAGGAAGTGCAGCTACAAGCGTAAAGAACATTTATATGGACAATACTGGTTTATTCCTTGTTCATAAGGTTATGAGTTACGTAGAGGGCAACGAGAACGATATGCAGGATATGATTAACGACCTTGAGAAATGGCAGGGTGCGATTAATCAAGTATATTTAAACTTGGGAGTAGAAAAAGAAGTGATTGCCGAGTTAATGGAACGCAATGGTGGACACGGCGAATACCTAAACTTTAAAGAAGCTAAAAAATACGGATTTGTAGGTAAGGAGTGGGAGACTAAAAAAGTAGCTAACTACTCAAGAGATACATTCGTGAACAAAGACTTATTAGTACCTAATTTTATAAATCAAAAAGAAGAAAAAATGGAAGAAACAACACCAGTTGTGACTGAAGAAAAAACTTTGCTTCAAAAGATTTGGAACAAAATCTCTAACGAGACTGAGCCAAGTGTAGAGAACGAAGTGGATAACGAAGTTACACCAGAAGAACAAACGGCTATTGTAGATGAAGTAATGCAGATACTTGAGCCGAGATTAGTAGCTTTAGAAGAAGCTATGGCTGAATTAATGCCTAAAGAAGAAGAAGAGGCAGAAGCAGAAGAGCCAATGGAGGAGGAAGTAGTAGAAGACAAAAAAGAAAACTTGAGCGAGGTTATCAAAAACGAAATCGCTGAGGCTTTCAAGAATTTCGTTGAGCCTACTCCGACAAAATCAAACAAGACTAATTCGGTAAATGAGCCGACTTGGAAACAACATTTAAATAACTTTCAAAATTTCATTAAATAATGGCAACACCAACAATTTCACCAAACACTTATGCTGGTAAGGATTTAGAAGGCATAATAGCGCAGTCGGTACTACGAGGTAGAACGATTGAAAACGGATTGATTTCTGTACACACAGACATCGACTCAAGAGCGGTAGTTAAAACTATGGCTAACACAATTACAGTTCAAGATTCTGTAGCTGCTTTCAATAGCGCAGGGTCTATGACTTTGGGCGAGAAATACCTTGACCCTAAAAAATTTATGGAAGCAGTTGAATTTGATTACCAATCATTAAATGGTACTTGGTATGCAAGTCAGCAGCCAAGAGGTCGTGGTGGCGATTTCGTTCCTCCAGCAACTATCGAAGAAGCTTTGATTGAGCAACAAGCGCTTATCCGTTCAAAGTTCATCGACGCTTCTATTTGGAGAGGTAGTGTTGCTGCTGGTCAATTATCTAAAATCACAGTTTCTGCTTCTTCTAACGTAGTGACTGGTCTTATTCCTTTAATGGAAGCTGGTAGCGATGTAAGCAAATTGGATTCTGATAAAGTTGCGGTAACGGCTTTCACTAAAGCATCTCCAGCAGTTTTAACAGTAGCTTCTACATCTAACTTGCAGACTGGCGATGTAGTTACTTTCTCTTCAATGGTAGGCTCTTCTGGAACTGATTGGAGTGATTTAGATGGTGCTTCTTATGCTATCACAGTATTGAGCGCAACTACTTTCTCTATCGCTTTAGATACAAGCGGATTTACTGGAACTTTCACAAGTGGTAACATCAACTACATCAACGCTTCTAACGCTTTAGCAGTATTAACAAGCGTATACAACGGATTGAGCGAGTCAGTAGAAGATGACCCAGATTTCTATATCTTCGGTAACAAAGGTTTAGGCAAAGCTTATTCTTTGGCTCAAGCAGCAGCAGCAAATGGTGCAGGGTCTTACTACATCGGTGCTAAAGAATTGGATTTCTTGGGTAACAGATTGGCTATTTTGCCTTTCGTATCTGCAAACACAATCGTAGCAGCTAACGTATCTAACCTACACTTTGGAACTGCTTTAGATGCAGAGTGGAATAACGTATCTATCTTACCTCAGTACGAAGTGACTGGAGACAGAACAGTGCGTTACAGATGTGACTATGCTTTTGATGTTAACTACACCAACGGCGAGGACATCGTTTTATTCCGATAGTATTAAATTTATAAAGGGGGTGTTTATTCATCCCCTTTTAACAACAAAAAAAATAATTATAAAATGGCAGCAAATTTAAGTTTAGCAGCAGTAGCAGGGTCAAACTGCCCAAGAACGGCGGGAGTCAAAGAACTCTATACCATTCCAGTTGCAGATATTACAAGCATCACATTAGGAAGTGACCACGACATTACAGACATCGTGTTCGCTTCGGCTGGTGTTGGTTTTGGTAAAATCAATTTCAAGCGTGGAGAATGTGAAGTAACTGAAGCAATGGAAAGAAGTAACCAAGTAGAGGTAAACTTTGCAGTAGCTAACCCAACAAGCACTCAACGTAAAGAATTACAAGCAATTAAAGACTCTTGTGAGCAGTATATGGTAGCACGTTTGTACGATGGCGACAGACTTTTGTTCATTGGTTACGATGAGGAGTTCGCAGATGAGGCATTCGCAGCGTTTATGAGTGCAGAGTCTACAAGTGGTAGAGCAAAAGCAGACGATAACCTATTCTCATTCACTATGATGGCAGAGCAAGGCGAGTTCTTACGAGTATTGAGTGGTATTAGCGGAGCAACTGTTCCAGCTACAACTGTTCCAGCAATCGTAGCAGAATTAGTAGCAGCAACATCTGTATAATATGTGGGTTTTTAAGAAGAAGTATAAAGGGCAAAAAATTGGTGTCAAGGGTTTTGGTATCCTTGACACTAACACCCTTTCAGCGGAGTTAATTTACAAGTATAGCTTATTGCCACAATTTACCAAACTGATAAGATTTATCGAACGTGCAGAAGAAAATAAAAAACCATCCAAGAAAAAGTCAGCAAAGCAGCTTCCAGGTAACGAATAACGTAATTCAGTTACCAGACTACACAGATAAGCAGAAGATAGTTACCAAACAAGGATTAAGAATTGTTAGCACAGTTGATAACAATCTATTTCCTCAAAAGGTATCTAAATTAGCTAAAGAAAGTAGCACTTTGAAAGCGGTAATTAACTCGTTTTCCGAGTATGTTAGCTATGGTGCTTTACTAACTGAAAATATGCAGTTAGAGCGAAAGTTAACAAAGGACTTAAACAAATACTATAACTGGTTTGAGTTGTCTAAACGAGTAGCTAAAGACCGCAGAACGTATGGCTATGGATTTATAGAGGCAATCCGTAAAGGTAGCGAGGTATTTGTATACCATTTAGATGCTTCGCAAGTGCGATTTATGGAGTATTTTGGGGAAAAACCCGAAGCAGTAGCAATTAGCAAAGACTGGAACGATACAAGAATACGCCCAATAGAGCGTACATTATACCCTAACTACGATGAAGATGGGCGCACAATTATTCCAATAATGGAATATGAGAGCGGAATGATAGATTATCCTTTGCCTATGTGGAGTGGTGCGTTTTTCGATGCTCAAGTAGAAAGTCTTATAGGGCAATACAACGCTAATCAGTTCGAGAATGGAGTAACTTTGTCCAGTATTTTGATGTTTGACTTTGGAGATACTACCGATGCGAATGGAGATGCTGAGAAAGGTTTAGCACGACAGAAACAAAAGTTAGAAAGTCAACTCAAAGGAACGAGTCAAGGCAGAAGCGGTAAGAGTTTAATTGTACCGAAGAGCGGAGATGTTGAAGCACCCGAATACATCACCTACCCAATGCAAAAAGAGGGCAGCTTTATTGAGTTGCAGAAGTTGGTAGAGAACAACATCGTAAAAGCGTGTAGCTGGTTTAGAAGTTTAGCAGGTTTAGAGAGTGCTGGAACTTTAGGCAACAATCAGCAACTGCGTAACGAGTGGGAGTTAGCCGAGAGATTGATTAGAAACGAGCAGGACATCATTATGGAAGCCTTGCAAAAAGCGTTTAAAGGCACTGCATACGAGGGAGAGGTGAGTTTTAACAATCAATCGCCGATGAACGTGGTTAATGACTTGGCAGCTATTACTGTGCTATTAGAAAAAAAGGATATAATCGGAAAAGCAGCAGTTTATGAGTTGCTAATGATGATGGGAATGGATGACGAACAAGCTAAAACAATAGTGGGAAATGATAGCGAGTAAAGCAGAAATAAAAGCGTTAGCATTCAGTAATACGTTTGATATGAATGCAGTAAAGGATAACCTTATCCAATTAGTGGAATGGGAACAAGTATTATCTTTATTTGGTGCTGATTTTTACGATGATGTGGTGGCTAATCCAGCAAGTTATACAACGCTTATAGACACTTATTTAAAGCCTTATATCGCATACAATGTAAAAGCATACTTGAGTAAAGCCAATCACATTAAGACTGGAAATAAAGGCGCACAAACTGCACAAGGTAGTAACGAGCAAATCGCTAATGTGGAATTTGCCAAGCGAGAAGCTATGAATATGGCTACCAAATATAAACGGCAAATGATTACTTACTTGGATAACACCAAGCCGACACTATGGAAAGGAGAGCCAAAGGATGACCAAATAATTAACAAGATAATTATAATTTAATGGATAGCATTTACGTTACGAATTACTTTACTAATGGAATAGAAAGTAGCTTTATTTTGGCTGCTTTCTTTTTTCTTTTGTTAGCGTTTGTGACCAGTAAGTGGTTTCAGTTTACCATTCGAGATATAGAATCGGAACGTACACCATTAGAAGTATCTTGGGAGTTTTGGTGGCTAGACAATTACAATTCCGTTATATCTTTTTTCTTAATGTGTTTCCCTATTATCGTATTTACCGAAGATTTAGTGCATTGGCTTGGGTTAAACTTTTTACCCGATTCGATGAAGACCGAGAATCCAATGTATATCTATTACATATTCGGTTTGTCTTTTGGATGGGTGCTGGAAATGATATTGAAGAAAGCAAAATTAATTAGAAACGCACAAAAATAGAGAGATGGATAAAGTAATAATAGGTGCTATATTATTAATACAATCACTACAAACGGAAAGTTTTAAGAATAAGATAATTGATGTCTGCTTGACTATATCAACTGGTATGGGTGTTTATTTTACTTTGCCTTTTCAAATATCTACTAACTTTTATGCTCAAGAGATTTTTAGAAGCATCACGAGTATTTTTACGGCTGTTGTGATACTTGTGGCATCGCTATTTATTCGTAGATGGTGGAGTAAACGATTTAAATGAGATTAATCAAGCGCATCTTTATTCATTGTTCTGCTGGGTTTGGCGATGTAGAAAGCATCAAGCGACATTGGAAGTCTATTGGCTGGAAGTCTGTCGGCTATCATCGTATAATCGCTGAAGATGGCGAAGTATTCCAGTTAGCACCATACGAGCAAATGACTAACGGAGTTAAAGGATATAATAGCACAAGCATACATATCTGCTACATTGGTGGAGTAGATAGGGCAAACGTACACAAGGCAAAAGATAGTCGCACAAAAGCGCAGAAACAAGGCTTAATTTGCGAAATAGAGAATGCCTTGCTATATCTTAAACAATTTCAAAGCATAGATAATGTTCAAATATTAGGGCATAGGGATATATCGCCAGATAAAAACCTAAACGGCAAAATTGATAGCTGGGAAAGGATAAAAGAATGTCCAAGTTTCGATGCCATACCAGAGTATGCATACTTGATAGATAAGCACAAATAACAATAAATACAATTATATCTTATTATTTGTATATTTAAACAATGAAACTTGCAGAATTGAAGGAAAAGATATACGAATTAAATTTAAAGGAATTCGATGGTATGCATTTAGGTAGTGGCACTATTTTAGATGCTCAAAAGTTTGTGCAAAACCATATTACATTTTTAGAATCTAATCCTAACAACAGCACCTTTCTACTTTATTACAATAGGCTGTTTGAATTTTACAACAAAACACAAAACAATGAAATGTAACGAAGCATTAAACATTTATCCAAGACAACAGAACGAAAGCAACAATAAGTGGTTTAAGCGAGTTGCCCAACTTACTGGACTGCACCACAAGAGCCTTAACACTTATTATTATAAATCTCGAAAGTTTGTAGAAACCCAGCGCAAATACGACAAGCAAGGCAATGTCATAAGCCGAGTAGAAAAGCTACAACAAGCAAATTTGGTCGATGTTCCAGATGGCTTGGAGTTGTCAAGATTAAGCACGAATGTCACTACTGGTCAGCAATGGCAGATATACACTAAAGAAAGCCAAAATAAGGCGTTTTTTAAGCTAAATAAAGACTTAATTAAGCAAACACTAAAGGAATGTAATTTAAAGGCTTTAAACGTGCCTAAAATCACTTCTACGAGCAATAAAGTATTAAAGGTTACATACACAGATGCACATATCGGTTTAAACATCACAGAGAATCTTTATGGATTGCGCCAATGGAACGAGTTTGAGTTAATGGATGCACTCCAAAAAATAGTTTACTATGTAGGCGAACAGTTTAACGGACAATCTAAAATAATAATTGCTGACTATGGCGATTTTATGGATGGCTGGGATGCCAAGACCACAAGAGGCGGTCATATATTAGACCAAAATATGAGTAACGAGGAAGCGTTCAAAGTAGGTGCGCAGTTCAAAATTGAGTTAGCCAAGCGATTGGCGAAGTTTGGAGTGCCTTTGGAGTTCTATAACGTGACTAACGACAATCATTCGGGCAGTTTTAGTAAGATAGTGAATATTCACGTTAAGGAAGTTTTAAGCTACTTGCTACCCGAAGTAAAGTACGAGATATTTAACGACTTTATTAGTCATTACTTTGTAGGTAAATGGTGTTTCATTTGCAGTCACGGAAAGGATGAAAAACACTTGAAGTACGGATTTAACACAAAGCCAGACGACAAAGCCAAAACCCATATAAATAGATACATAGACAAACACGACCTTCATAAGTATCGAATCGTATGTGAATTTGGCGATAAACACCAGTTAATTCGTGATACAAGCCACGCTAAATTCGAATACAATGTGTATTGGGCGTTGAGTCCAGCGAGTGACTGGGTGCAGACGAACTTTGCAGATGGGCGCAGAGGTTTCTGTATTGAGGAGATAGCGGATAATTTTAAAACATTTACAAGTATTCAACTATGAATTATAACAATGACTTTAAATATGATTTACAAGTAGGGCAAGTAAAAGAAAAAGAATTGGGCGCTATTTTTCAAGGCGCTAAAATTGAGGTAAAATATGATTTACAAGCACTTACTACTGGAAATGTTTTTGTTGAATATGAAAGCAGAAATAAACCAAGTGGAATAAGCACAACTCAAGCAGATTATTATTGCTTTGTTTTTGGAGATACTTGGCACTTAATAAAAACAACTTTGCTAAAAGAAAGATGTAGAGAATATCTAAATACCAATAGAGATAAAAAAGGTGGGGATATGAACACAAGCAAAGGAATACTTTTACCCATAAATAAACTATTTTAACTATGAAAAAACTACTATTAATCATCCTATTATTTGGAGTAAGTCAAGCGCAAGTAAATAAGAATAAATTAAGAAGCAACATAAAAGATTGTGAAAGGGCTTTATCGGCGTGTTTAAGCACAAAAGATACGATAAGTGATACAATCTATATCTATAGCGCAAAAGAAGCCGCAAAGGTCGCTAAACAAGTCGAGAAAACGAAGCGTAAAGTAAAGGTGCAAGAAACAAAGCAGAATAAATCCAATAATAAAACCGATGTGAAAACGGATTGGTTTTTAAACTTGATGCAAAGTATGACAAGAATGACTGCGATACTAACTGCTGGTGGCTTTGTTGGTGGTGGGGTTGTGCTTACGAAATTACTACAAGCACTCAAAACAAAAGTATCTTGGCTATCTTGGCTACCTATTTAATGTTCATAAAAAAACAAAAAACAAAAGTATAAACGACTTATCTTTACGACTCTATGACGCCCTGCTCTGGGTAGTTGCATTGTTTTTGTTTTGGTGCGCATCTACTCGGTGCGCACTTTTTTTAAATTATTTTCATTTTTTTTTACTCGAATAGTATAAAATTAAAAAAATAGTTTTATATTCGTGTTGTCAATATGACGGAACATAAACAAAACACGATGGAAAAATTATCAAAAATACACAAAGACTACATTCTTAATATGATTAAGAACAACGAGGGAATAAACAACATTAAGGCTTATTGTTTAGGTGCTGGTTTTGATGTTACAAATTATTCAAGTCCAATCCATATTGATGAATTTGGAAAGTTAACGATGAGATATAGATGTGAAAATACATACTATTATATTTAATAAACAAAAAACGGAGGATGCCGAAAATCCGAAACAGAGTAGGCTAATTTTAAAACTTATAACAATGATAAACCAATTAAAAGCAGAACGCAAAAGACAAAAGATTAGCAGAGCCACAATAGCACCTAAACTCGGTGTAACTGAGGCTACATTATTCAACTGGGAAAGTGGCAAGAATAACATTACATTCAACAAGTTTTTAGATTACGCCAAGCTACTTGGAATAGAAGTAAGCATCGAGTTTGAAAACAAGCAGAATAACAAAGTTAACCAATCGTTAGAAATAGTAGAGCGACTAACTGAATTAAAGCTACCTAAAAGCCTTAACGACCGCAACGAGTTAGATGGCATCTACACAAACACTTATTTCGAGTGCGAAAGTTTAACGGATGAAGAAATAGAGATTTCATTATGCTTTAATGACTTGGATGTTTGGTTTGATTATGTGATAGAACGTGATGCAGTTATCGAACATTTTTACACCACTAATTCCCAATACGAGGCGCTGGTTGATATGGACTATTTAGCAGAGAAACAAGCGTGGGTAAGTTATGATGAAATTGAGTTAGATTATGAGCAGATTTTTGACTATTTAGTTAGAACTGGCGAGATTGCAAATTACTTACAATATCAATTAGAAAAATGAAAATAAGAAGCACAGTAAAACCAGATATTCGGTTAAGTTTCAACGACTGGATAAAATACATAAGAGAACAAGTAAACAAAACTAAAAAATAAAGCAATGGAAAATTTAGCACTAATAACAGAAAAGGATTTGAGTTTAGTAGAAGAAAACTCGCTCAACGCACAACAACTCAAACAACTATTAAAAAAGACTCCAGAGAGATATGTTCACAAGCGACCTGCCAAAGGTGGTGGGAGTTGGGATTATGTGACTGGCGGATACGTAAAAAAGGTCTTAAACTTGATGTTCGGCTGGGATTGGGACTTTGAAATTATGGATGAAAAAATTATTCACGGAGAAGCAGTAGTTAAAGGTCGTTTAACTTGCCGTACAAATGGGCGCACCATTGTTAAAATGCAATACGGAAATAAGGACATAATGACTAAACGAGGAAGTAATGAGCCATTGAGCATAGGTAACGACTTAAAGGCTGCCGCTACTGATGCACTTAAGAAGTGCGCTGCTGAAATTGGAATAGCCGCCGACATTTACAATAAGATGGATTTCAACGAGGTTAATGTTCACGTTCCGCAGTCACGAGATTGGAAAGCAGAATTAGAAGCAGAGAACTCAATTACTGGCTTAAACGAAATATGGCGTGAAATGTCCGAGAATGAGCAGGTAAGGTATAAGTTATTGTATACCGAAAAATTAAACGAGTGTGGATTGTCTTAAATTTAAAAAATATTATTAACTTAGCGTAAACAAAAAACAAAACAATGGATTTTAGTAACTACATTTTTCGCAGTCATATGGTCGGCAACATTATATCTGTGCCGAAGCCATTAACACCTAACCAGTCTGAAACATTAGCAGACTATCGCAAACGTCAAGCTGGAGAGGGCAGACCATTAACAGACAATCAGATTAAGACTTGGCACTCACTCGAGCATAAGCACAACGAAAGCCAAACGTATAAGCTAACCGATACCGCTAAACGTATTTGTACTGATTTAGTCTTTGAGGCAAGAACTGGTCGAAAATCAAAACTTGAAACCAAGTATTTCGACAAAGGCATCGAAAAAGAAAAAGATGCACGAGATTTAGTTAGCGAGGTTTTAGGCAGACCGTTCACTAAAGACGATGAGCGCAGAGCCAATAGCTGGGTAACTGGTAAGCGTGACATCCAAGACGATAACGTTATTATAGACATTAAGACATCTTGGTCGTTTGAATCATTCAACAAGCACTTACTTGATACACCTAATGAGGTATATTTGCGCCAGTTAGATAGTTATATGGACTTATGGTGCATAAAGGATAGCTTACTTTGCCACGTTTTGGTAGATACACCTGCAAAGCTAATAGACGATGAGATTCGCAGACTTGATTGGAAGTACAATATCACCGATATGAACGGAGACGTTAGAGATGAGTTTATAGCTGATGTCGTGGAGTTGGTTTGTAACCATATCTTCACGAGAAAAGGACTTGAGGACTATTGTTTACAATCAAGCAACGTTTACATAGAGTGGTTTGCAGACTTTAACGAGATACCAGTTGCCGAGAGGCTGCATATGATACCTCATTCATTTGATAAGCTACGCATTCAGCAACGTAACGAGTGCATCACATTAGCTCGTGAGTATATGAACACAGTAAAACCTATTAATAACATTATCAAACTTTAAAAAACAAAAACAATGACAAGAGCAAAAACAGAAGCCTTTATTCAAGGAATCACAGATGGCACGTTTCAAGGAGATGCAGCCACGATTTACAATCTTATAAGAGATAAGCACGTTATGACTTTACCCGAAATATCCGTAATTTTGGATAAATCGCTTAATCAGTTCAGCGGTCGAATTTCCGAGTTGTTGGATGCTGGATTGATTAAAGAGATGAAAGGCGAAAAGTACAGTCTATTTCGAATAACACAAAGCGACCAAGAACGCTACGAATGCGCCAAAATTCGACACGATGAAAAGATTGAAAAACTACGCAAGAAAGCGGATGAGTTAGGATATTTTTTAGTAAAAAAAATGTGGTAAAATGGAAGCAGGAAGTAAAGTAAAAGTATATCTTGGCAACGTAGCCGCTTGCTATGGAATAGCCACTGGTAGAGCAAAGGAAATGAACGGAGTTACGATTTATGAACTGAAGGAATGTGAGCCGTTTCAGATTGAAGAAGCAGACCATTTTCGGGATGCTAACCAAGTGTCGTTTGATATAAAGTTCGCGAAGGAAATTAAGACTTATAATGATATGGAAAGATTTTATGTAAACATTTCAACTCTTAATTATTTTAAACTTAAGAAAGAGTGCTTTAAATTTGAACAACAAACATTATTTTAAGAGATGAATAAGGAGTTAGAATTTAATAAGCTAAATCTATTGTGTTTAGCCATTATAGATAAGTTTGAGGAAATGGAAAGCGAGGGTTTAATTTTTCATAAGCAGAAGCAAATAGGCAAAAAGTTTGTGGCTGAATTGGTCAAGATAACTGGAGTGATTTGTGGAGTGGCAAGTGAAACAGACAATAGCAACTACAAAGAAGCCTTAAACGATGTCCATAAAAGCATAGAAAAGATAGATAAATTTATGGATGAAATGTATTTAAAAAGTTAATAACTATTTACAAAAATTTTAAATGTAATTTATTATCTTTGAACTATTAATGCGATGATTCGGATTGCGCCCGATAGCAAATGATTAACTTAATGGCTTTTTTTGAAACTTGTAGCGCAATTGCAAGGAGTAAAAGAAAGCCTTTTTTATTTTATGGAAACAACAAAGGAAATATGGAAAGACATCCCAAATTACGAAGGATACTACCAAGTAAGCAATTTAGGAAGGGTTAAAAGTTTAAAGAGGGTAGTTTGTAGAAGTGATGGTAGTTTTCACACACTTAAAGAAAAATTATTAAAAGCATCTATTAATGGTGTTGGATATTTGGCAACTATATTAAGTAAAGATGGTAAAAAGAAATCATTCAAAGTTCATCAATTAGTAGCAATGGCATTTCTTGGTCACGAGCCTTGTGGATATAAAATAGTAGTAGACCACGTAAATAACGACAAACTAAATAACCAAGTAGACAATTTGCAATTAACGACCAGTAGGCATAATGTGTCTAAAGACATAAGACGTGGTGCATCTAAATACATCGGGGTGTCTTGGTACAAAAACTCAAACAAATGGATGGCTTCAATACGCATAAATGGTAAACAAAATTATCTTGGTTTGTTTGAAAATGAAATAGAAGCATCAATAGCATATCAAAATGCATTAAAAGGAATAGGAGGTTACAATGGCTAAAGAACTACCATATTTTCAGTTTGAACCAGCTGAATATTTGACAAAAGATATATCATTTTGCAGTTTAGAGGCTCAAGGTTTATTTATAAATATTTGTAGCTATTATTGGCAAAGAAACTGCGAATTAA